GACTTTGTGCAGTTGATTGCACCCAATGTAAAATTGTACAATGGCATCAACGATCACTTGTTCAGTACCACGGGTGTTACAGACGCAAAAGGCAAAAACTTGGCATTCTCTATCGAAAGCAATTCAAAGATCAAGGTTGGCAAAGCCGACGCTGACTTTGTGCCACCTGTGGATTATCAGAAGTGGGTGTTGTTTTTGAAGTGCATGCGTGGTGATCCTGGTGACAATGTGTTTTCGGCCTATCCTGGTGTACGTGTAAAAGGCACCAAGAATCAAGTGGGTCTCACAGAAGCATTTGAAGATCGTGACAAGAAGGGCTATGCGTGGAACAACATGATGTTGCAACGTTGGATGGACCATGAACAAACAGAACGCAAGGTACTGGACGACTATGAACGTAACCGTACCTTGATTGATCTTACTGCACAGCCCGATGCGATCAAAGCCACAGTAGATGAAGCCATACGTGAGCAGATTAGCCATCGAGATGTGGGCATGGTAGGTGCGCACTTTTTGAGATTCTGTGGCAAGTATGAACTCACCAAACTCAGTGACTATGCAGATGCCATAGGTCGCTGGTTGAATCAAACATACAAAGGAGTATTAGATGATCGAAGCCAAACCCATAGTGGATAAAAAGTATTGGATCTTGAAGCAAGATGATCGCAAGGTCGGCGTGGTCGAAGCCGCAGATGATGGCTACACTGTACGCATCAACGACCAAGTGGGCAAGTTCAAAACCATTCCCATGGTACGCAAGAAAGTGGACATTGAATTTGTTCCACCTGAGAAAACCACAAAGCCTGCGCCAGATCAGGTGCATGGATTTGCCACAGGATGCAAAGCATTCAATCCCATGTGGGACGTCAAACATCGATTACCATTGTTCACCAAAGAAAACAAATCAAAGTCATGGTACGCCGCAGGTTGGTATGCTGTGAAACAACATCGTAGTTGGAAACTGCTTCGCAACCCAAAATTAATTGTGTTGGAACGTTATCAATATCAAGGACCATTTCATACTCAGGAGGCAGCACGTGACAAATCCCTTTCGTGATCAGGAAAAGTTCATGCGGGCTTGCGACCAGTCAGTGGACGCAATGAACGAATCTCAGTATGCAATGTATGTTAAACTAATTGATGAAGAACATCAGGAATTATTAGAAGCCACATTGACAGAAGATCGAGTAGAACAACTGGATGCGCTTATAGACATTCTGGTTGTAACAATAGGTGCTATTCATTCACTGGGTGCAGATGCAGAAGGTGCATGGAAAGAAGTTATGATGACAAACTTTGCCAAGATTGATCGAGATACAGGCAAGGTACGCAAACGTGAAGATGGCAAGGTGTTGAAACCTGTGGGTTGGATGGCTCCAAATTTGGTTCCATTTTTGAAACGATGAGTCTGCACATACATCGTTTTGTGGATAGTGTCAAAGCTCATGAAGCACGTGGTCAAAAAGACTTCTCCATGCCCATGCGTGATGCCAAAGATTTGCATGCTGACATCACTAAATTGCTGATAACATTAGAGCAAATGCGAGAACAGCAGTCACGTGGTGCAGAAGTGGTAGAAGTACAGATTACTGGAGGTAGTTTTAAATCTGCATAGTTATTGGCATAAATAAACGTGGAGTTTAGTATGTCAAGACCAAAGCCAACAGTGCTGATCGAGCACACCAACAAACAATCTTACAAGACAGAACAAGTTCTGGCCAGTGAAGGCGTGTGGGCAGTGTTCTTTGATACCAAGCCCATCAACTTAAAGACCAGCAACTTGCTCACACAGTTTCCTGGCCCAAAATACAAAAAGGTATCGTTCTCCAACCCCGGACATGCTATCAATCTTGCCCGAAAACTGAACACACAATTCCGAACAGACAAGTTCTCAGTTGTGCTGTTAACGCAAGGGGATAAGATCTATCCCAATGCTCAATAAACACACTCTCACAGCCGAACTTATACATCATTATCCAGACGCCCCTGCTTTGGATGAAGCCATGCGTTCATGGTGGCAGAACATCCGTGAAGATGGTGGCCTGCGATTGACTGATGTGGGATATCTGGTGTTTAGTGACTGCTTGGAACTAAACAGTTACACATTTGAATTGCCGGAGAAATTGTTAACACCACGCAACTTGATTGCCTTGGATCGACACATGGCATCCCCTTATTATATTGTGAACAATCGCAAACACAACAACATGGTAATGTTTGGTAGCAAAGAAGCTATGATGGCTGTGTTGCATGGAGACATGCAGAGATTTATTACAAGTTTAACTTACTGATCAATTGCTCACAGTCACGCTGAAATCGCATATCCATTATAGTAGGATAATCATCCAACAAAAATTCACGTTGCGCACGTAGTCGTTCACGATATGGTGCCAAATCTATACGTCCCTGTATCAAGTCTTGATTACGCAATATAGCCTGTTCAGCACGAATCTCATTGGGTAATTGATCGTAAGATGTATCTACTACATCATCAAACATATCAAATCCCAGTTGTTTGCAGTCTGCAACTATGCCTGGATATCCTATCACAATGGGTATTTGTTCAGCCAACATGGCCATGATGGTTTTTTCTGTTATGATGCCAGGAGCCGAATCATATTGTGTTTCTGTTACAATATTAACTGAACATGATCCATACACATTGATCAGTCTGATGAAGTTATCTTCGTTTTCAGTGCCACGGTATGTAGAATATGCCCATTCAGGCAACGATATCTGATCATGATAACTGAGCATGCCATTGGACCAATGTTGTAGAATTTCTTTGACTTGATATCTGTGTGGGCACATTCTACCATTCAAACACTGCCAGGCATGAGTATGTGGCTGATCAAACATGTGTTGCCATTCTGGCCAACGACGATGCAAATTTTTAAGTATATTGTATTCGTGAAGATCAAATTCAATTAAATTTATTGGACCTTGATAATAGCGATGCATGGCATGTGGCCAATGCATGACTACAATTTGATTGGCACGATCTCCGTAGTAATCAGCCACTAAATCCAGTTCAACTATTCTACCATCACGAACTGTGATAAAGTCTTGAAAATGCAAAAACAATATGGTGTTGTCTTTGAACTCTATATTGGGCAGTCTCAATGGCCAGGCAGTGCTGGGATGGTATGGAATTCGAAATGCATTGTGTTCTACGTGTACTTCGAATCCTGATTTTTTAAATAAATCTTGGAAAAAGTTTGCATAGTTCATGAAGTATTTACTAAGTAGAAACATGTACTGGAACAATACTTTGATAGAACTAACATGGCCCAACAGTCGTGACCCTGTGATAGAAAGTTTTCACAACGGCACACACTGTTTGTTTTACAATCCCAACATGGCATTTGACCAAGTACAAACCAATCAACGATTACAAGATTTGTGTGCCTGGGCCAATGCTGGCATGGGCACTGGCTTGCAAAGTTTTATCTCTGACACTAAAAATCATTATGATATAGCAAATCTAATCAAACTCAACATGTGGGTCGCAGACATAAAGATACAGGGCATTGTAAAACCCTGGATGATGCTGGATCAAGGCGATGACACGTTTCTTGCGGGCACAGGAGATTCGCGAATGAGATGTCTAGAATGTATTCCTGAAATAACTCATGTTCCAGCATTTGTCAGCACTCGTCAAGATCGTGCGCAGTTGTATTCACACCTGGAACCGGTAACCAGTTTTGATCAATTTGCGGAATTGTGTGGTGCTGAACCTGGGCAACAATTTTTGTTCCGACTCACAGATTCCACTGCACCTTATGGCATATACTGGTATGAGTACAACACTGAATGCACCAGATCAGTGACCCCAGGCGAATCCTGGTGTGTGAATACCTTTGCCAACTATGCTCAACAACATCCTGATCTAAAGATCAATAAACTGTGGTTTGATACGTTGATCGCTTGGGCAGACTATGCTGAATAAGTCCAGTAATTGATCTGTAGGCAACGGCGTACACTATCAAAATGCGTGGCTGGATAACCATGTATGGTGTCCACGGTTGGTACAAAGAAAAAACAGCGATTGTCTTTTGACTCAATACGATGTCCATTGACCAATTCTGTTCCAGGGTACAGTTTTTCGTGGTCAGTGTACACCATGGCAGTGAGACGTTTTTCCAAATGATCATGATGCGGGGCAAGATAAAAGTCGCCCCAGTCACTCAGCACTTCTACTCGGGGAAATAAATTTTTGTAATCCTGCTCAGTGTGATATTCAAAATAATCACGCACAACTCCTTGATGCAATGATTTCCATAGTTCATGCAAGTGTGGGTACAACTCCCGGTTGTCGTCAGTTATAAACAAACGTTCGGATCCAACTCGTCGGCCGGGCACTTGTTGTTGGACTCTGACAGGCACACTTTTTAATTCATCAAGACAACTTTGACTTAAAAAATCATCTACTATCCAATACTGCCAGGGCAGTTGATACTTAACTGTTTCGATAAAAGGTGTTTTGTGCAATTTGTTTCCAATCTTGATGCCTGTCGCCTGTGGGCTTAATTTTTGTATTCAACCAAGGCAAAGCATCATTGGCATGCCCAGCAAATCCTTGTTTGGGTAGCAACAAATTGGGCCATTCACGCAAGAACTGATTTTTTAACACTGGCTTGGTAGTTGTATTTACTTTGTATTCCCAGGGCAAGTTCAGTGCAAACTGCATTATGCGCTTGTTCATGAATGGATTGCGTGTTTCTTTGCCCCATGCACCACCAATGCGATCTTGGCCCGGTGCATCGCACCCAACCACTTGGTACCAATAGTCCATGAGCAAGGTGGCCTGTTGTGCATTGCCATTGTAGGCACTCAGGCAGCGTTGCCACAACTCAGGATCTCCAGACTGGCTATACGGACTGTGACTGCGGTCTGCAGAATATTCAATATGTTGATACACACCATATCCTCCAAACAATTCATCCGCGGCCAGTCCAGTAAACAACACTCGAGACTGGGTGTGTTT